TTATCGAGAATCAGTCGAAGTACATTATCACAGAGTGATCTTTCAGCTACTTTACTGTAATATTCCGGCAAATTATAAAAATCACAAATAGATCTTATTGCCTGTCTCGTATAGCGATTTAACAACATATTTGTAGCGTTATCATAGTCACCAGATATAATAGTTCTACCTAGCTCGAGATCCTTTAAGGCTTCTCTGACATGGTGTTCCATAATAGGTGTTCTTGTAACAGCAAATACATGATGTCTCCCGAGTGCAGAAGACAATTTCTTCTGGAGTGGTTTTAATAACCAAGTCTCCAAAGCATCAGGTGTTGTTATACCTCGGACCTTTAAGGCCTCCTTAAGTGCTATCGGTTTGATTACAGTGTCAGACTCGAGACATAAATTACATAATTCCTCTAAATCTAAATCAGAGCCCAGGTTTAATGGTTGAAAGAATTCAAGGCAGTTAGTTGAAACTACCTCCCCAAATTCTTTAGCACCCTCTAAATCAGGATCTTCCAATGGTAAAGGAACCCGAGTCTTAGGATTCGGTTCATCAGTATTATTTCCAAACCTAACTGGTAGAGGATCTCTTAGTAATCCCACAGAAACTTCTGACTTTAAGTCATAGTCCTTTCCATGAAACTGTTCAAGACTTCTAAGTTCAGCCATATGGCCACCTTTCTGTCTGCTTGACCAAGTCGAAGCAGCGAAAGATGGACTATGATTAAACTTCATCTCAAAGTCACTCGTACCTTCTAAAATTTCATATACAGATCTACTGATCTGACATTCCATAATTTCAGGTGTGATCTCATGAGGAGTTAAATCTGGTAATATAATTAAATTACTGGTTTCTTCTCTTTTCGTTGTAAAAAGTTCAAGAGTTTCAATCTGATTAACTATACAGTCATCTTCATTAGCCCTATCAGCTCCTTTCTTAACGCCTCTACAGAGTGAGTCAATTAAAGACATACGTCCTAACAATTGACCTATCGTTGCTCGAGGAAGGTGTCGAAACCAAAGATTAAATTTCCTATCAAGTATAATCTCCGGATTATCTGGGTAGACCAAAGGACTCTTTGGAAGAATCACTTCATGGCCTGGGATTGCCTTTGAACTCGCTGCAAAAGCGGCTAACTTATATTTAACAACCTTAACCCATCT